GGCAGCTGAGATGCACTGCCGGCCCTGTTAAGGGCTGATTCTCAGCTGAGGTGGTGGAATACCACCGTTGCCCGCCTAAATGTAGGCGGGCGCCCAGCCACGTAGTAGTACAACCGCGTGGCGCAGTGCGAAGTGCTCTAAGTTAAGAGCGCTCCGAGGAGACCACGAATCAGTTCGATCCGTGATAGCCAGGAGGCTTTTAGCCAGAGCGCTATACCCACCAATCTCGTCAGTGCGACGGACTGGACTTGGAAGCCAAGCCTTTATTTCTAGGCGTTGGTATTTACCGTTCCACCTCTCGGCAGAGCGGTAACCCAAGAAAGAGGTATAGCCAAGTGCTGGGCTTGTCTCGGAGACATAGGGCAAAGGCCCTATGACTCTCTCGACTGCTTTACGCAGAAGAGAAGCGGTACGCCAATAACCTTTCTTATAGAAGAGGTTAGACGTAGCAACCCATGACAAGATTTCAGACACTTGCCGCTTGTGCTCAGGACGCACCTTGCGTATGTAAACTGGTGTTACCAGTTCACCCGCAAAGGCGTCAACACCGCAAGATTCTCGAAAGCATCCGCCAACGAAAGTCTTGTTGAGGTTCACCTTACAATTATACTTTTGTAGGTGATCGAGCACAATAGTCGCATACGTTGTGGGAACGATAATATCATCCCCATAAACGTAGACGTTACGCGAAACTTCAAAAGCATTCGCGTACGTCACAGGAAGGTTCTGTGCCTCCAGGAGAGCCACTACACATATAGTGTAGAAGTACATGGCTTCCACGGGGAAACAGAGAGCACTGCCCATAGATGCAAACTTTCTCAGTGGAGAAATAATTCTCCCATCCGGAAGTTCTGCACTAGTCGATCTACATGCATCGATAGCATCCTGAATATCAGGATGGCACCGAAACATCTCACGTGCAAGTGACCATGGAACACGGTCACTCGCATCGGAAAGATCAATCGTTGCAAATTGACCTGTAGCCGACGAAATCAAAGCTAAGTTCTGATTGATGGTTTGGTCAGTAAAATTTACATGACCTCCAGCAATTTTAGAAGATTCGATAGCCTTAACCAAGGCTCTCGATATCCCCTGCTGTACATATTGTATACAGCAGGGCTCAATTGCAATGATTCGGGGACTTTTCAGAGTTTTCGGAACCGGGACAACTCGAACCGAGCGTTCCGCTTCCGTGGACACGAACGACACCATTTGGAGCTCCTCAGAATTAGAAGGTAATCCGCAAGGATAACCATTTCCAATAAGAGGGAAATAAGGCTCCAGACGTTCGTACCACTCCTGCCATACATATTTCTGATTTCCAGAAATATGTTCCGCAGTAGCTCCAGGACCATGTCTAGGGTCACAATCGGATAGTGCAATTGCACTAACGATAGGATCCCATAACATAGAAGCAACCAGAAGAAACTTCTGGGTGTCTTCTTCTTGGAGTTGAAAATCTGAAAAAGACTGCTCAATTGTGACAAAGTTGTTGAGAGCTGAATGAACCCTTTCAGGGGTACACTCAATCTCGATTTTGGCGAATGCTCGGCAAATCTGCCGAACAGAATCGACAATAACGGGAAACTCTCGAACATCAATCCCTTTCGGGGGGTTGTTTTTGTCATAAATCCTTCCTGTCTCTCGGTCAAACATTTGACTGATCATACCTTGCAAAAATGCAGGGATTGATCCGCATTTTCGGAAACTCCGAAAATACGATGAGTCAATAATCCCCTCTGCTAGGCTTCTCTCGAAGTCCTTACAGAACTGGGGAAGGGTTATCGTTAAAAACGATATGCCTTCATGTTTGACTCGTGATCTTATGGTTTCAAGATCACGTAAATCGGAGACATCAGCGACGCACTTCATGCAAGCATCCTCATAGAGGGCATGCATGACTCCTAAAAGGTCACTTACGTTGCTTTTCATGATTCCTCCAAATCGGGGGTAATCATCAAGCCGCGAAGTGTCTGCCAACCTGGGATCAATATTGATACCAGGTATATCCGATACCAAATACTGAAAACCAGTCGACTTAATGGCGCATGGGAAGGAGCGAATACTAGACTAGATTAAACTAGCTAGCAAGCAACGACCCAGACGTGGAGCCGAGAACTGTATATCGTTCAGGACTCCTGCCCATAAAGTTTGTCGATGGCAGTATTATCCAGCCAGGTTTTAAACCCGGCCAACAGCTGTTCCAACTCAGTCATCGTAAACCCCGCGAGGGGCCGATTAATGAGAAGGGAAACAGAGAGAGTTTCGTAGTCGTTGACAGCAGTCAACGGATCTGCGACAACTTTTCTCTGATCCAACCGAACACGGGTATTAACCCGATCTTTCGATTGGATAGACCCAATCGTTAGGGTATACGTCTGATCAGATTTCTGATAAGTCGACTCCCTACCTTGAGTTTGTACTCGAGGCATCGATTGAGCAACGCTGTTAACGGTAACGGATTGTGGATCGGTAAACATATCGAGGTTGACCTCCTAAAGAGTTAGGCGGGTTAATCCTTGTATGGCCTGGCCAGGTAGCCTATTCCTGAGCAGGTTTTCTGAGACACAAGGCAGATAGATTCTTGTTGATTGGGACATAGGAAATGTCTATTATGATTTCCTAGAGATCCCAAGAGCAGCAAGAATCGCCAATTGCTTTGGGGTTAATCCATCCCAAGGCAGGCTAAAACCATATGGACTTTCTGCTTCTCTCCTTTGTTTCACATCAGTTACCTGTGTGAATTCAAAGACCTTAGTACCACCCGACGCTGCGTTAAAAGGAATAACATTCCTCAAAGTTAGCGTCGAAACCTGGTGGTGAGTAAGGTACAGATAGCGGGCTGCCATGTTGTCCATGGTCTGGTCCTGAGCGATCTGAATATTTCGCCCAGCCCCAGATACCCAGTCAACTAGCCAAGTCCAAGGTATCGCTTTGTAAATATTTGACGGATTGACGCGAGCACCGTGAAGGTCAATTTGACGCTTCACAGTATTCAGGGCACCGAAATAATTATCGGAACCCTTGTCAAATTCCGGCAGATAGTAGCGAAATGAACCAACAGATTCAGCGTGCGTCCACTTCTCTTCTTGGATTTCCCAAGAAGGTTGTTGGTAATGCCCACTGGCAATGTTGAGGAAATCGTCATCCGAGGGCCAGATAGACCATCCGGCACCTTTGTTGACGGTAACCACATCTCGCTGATTTACAAGAATGGCGCGTCTCCTTATCCACTTTCCGTTTTCGTTCGTTAGACGACCGATACGGTCATTGGCATTAATGACGTTATTGATAGTATCTTTAACGTCCTTAAGAAAGGGGACCCAACCGAAGTTGTGATTGAGAAAATGGTCAGAAGCAATCTTGGGAGCTTGTCTCCAAGAAGACTTCTTGCTGAGGAGACTCCACGCATCGTGGAATCCTTCAGCGGACTTCTTAAGCATATGAGGTACATCACGTATCTCAGCAAGTGCTACAAAAAGTCCACCCTGCTCAATCTTAGGCTTGGTTTTATCCCAAGCTGCGCCATCAAGACTAGACGTTGAGGGAATTAGAGGAGAGTTCTGAGCTAGATTAGCACCGAGATGAATCATGTCGATGCTACCTGGCCAGGACATATTCAGGTTACAAACACCTGTATATTTGACACGACCAAAATCCGGCCATAAAGACCGTTTAAAGTTCGTAATCAAACTCCCGACCCCCAATTGCCCGTTACCGGGCATCCGATACTCGATTTTAATCTTTCGGAAAGGACCCCCTTCTCGATAGGGTGGGCCTGCGTGGAGTTGATCCACACATGACTCACCACTTCGATAGGGCTGCCATGTTGGCGACTCTAAATAGGAATTAAACTTCCAATTTTGAGAGCCAAGGTCTCCTGTTTCAACGAAATAGGAGCCCATTTTAACAGGCAGGCCTCCCGAGGGAGACGGTATAATCCGTTCTCGAAAGCGAGTGGATGACATAGTCTTGCGAACCTCCAAATGGTTAATTTGTGTTGTAGACAAAGTCTACACTGCGACTGCGACACAAACTAGCTACAACAGGGTGCACATAAAGTGCCCTGGTCCAACTCACCGTGCAGATTACACGGACTGCATTTATATACCAGAGGTAGGTTACAAAGCCTACTTGGGGTCTAAAGAGGCAGATGGAAACCATAAATCGGTTATCCAGGGCCTGGATGTAGCTAAATTTAGGAAGAACCATCGCTGATTCTTCAGACGGGCCCGAAG